GTGCGGGGGCGGTGTACGCTGACATCAGCGGGATCTCCGCTCTGCCTCGTCAAATGGCATCCGTGCGCCCCGAGAATCAGCCCCTGTACTTCAATTTGATCGAGGCAATCGATCTGGCGAAGAAGACGGGCAACACGGATGTCAATTGGCCATCCGAGCTGCCAGCTTGGGTGCAGAAAATCTGCTCACAGGCCGACGAGTACCTTGCGTTCCGTGGTGGAGAGTCGGCTGACAGTCCAGCGGCTAAAACCATTGGGAAGCTGATCGAAACACAGGATCTTGCCGCAGAAGGTGACAGTGAAAACGTCCCATTCTAATGCAAACCGGACACCAAATAGAATTAGGCGAGTGGCTCAGGGACCAGTGTTTGGCTCACATCCTTGAGCACACTCCTGAGAGTTGGGTTGAGGCGTTTGAAGAGAAGGCAGGACGGTTGCTGCGGACGCAGGGATCCTTCACGGCACATGAAGTTGTCAGTCATATCGGGCCACCACCCAACCACGTCAACGCCATCGGGGCTGTGTGCCGAGCTTACGCCCGACGCAACGACCTCGTTGGATCCTACGAGAAGGCAACGAATCCAGCGGCACACGCCCGCGTCATCGTCCGCTGGAGGGATGCCAATCAGCAATGAACACCTATGTCTGGTTACTTGCGTGCCTTATTTGGCTTCTTATCGGGATCCTTATCGGTGTTTTCCGCTTCGGAGATTCCGACCACAGGGACGATTGACCTAGAGAGGCTGATAGCCTGCATCGAACACAAAGAGGGTGCCCCCTGGAGCAACGCTGGGGGTGCCCTCCAATTCACTCGGGCGACGTGGAGCGATTTCTCCACCGACCCCTACACTTGGGCCAGCCAGCCCGACAAAGCCCGCCAAATCGCACGGAAAGCCCTCTTGCGGGCCATCCAGAGGATGCGTCAAGACGGCATTAAACCCTCAGTGTGGCTCCTCGCCTTACGCTGGAACTGCGGATACGCAGGAATGCTCAAGCGCAGGCATCAACACTGGGACTACGCAGAACACGTCAGGAACCTTTACTACGACCATGAATTTCTCAGAACACGCCTTTGACGCCTGCTGCCGAGAGGCCAAGGCTATTGGCAGACGGCTGAATAAAACTGAATGGCTGGAGGCTATGCAGGAGGCTTACGACTCCTACCCACACGAAGGGCTGCTGGCTACGGATGCACCCAAAGTTAGGGCTACCCGCGTAAAGGCAGTAGACGCGGAATGGCTGGAGGAACTGGAGAAGAATCCAGCCTATGCCGGCATTGACATCAAACGAGAGCTAGGCAAAGCCCAAGCTTGGGCATCTGTCCGCAAGGTAGGCGTAAGCCAGATGCGCTTCCTCAATTGGCTGAACAAGGCGCAAGTGTCCGATCGGCCTATCCAGTTTAACGGAGCAGGGGCCACCTCGTTTCCCCCTCCCTCTGCTCAAACAAGCAGCGAACCGAAAGGCTGGCGTGAATGGGTGCGCGAGAACTCCACAGATCCCAGCAATGCAGATAGACCTTGGAACGCATTAGAAGCAGTAGCTCAGAAATACATTTTAACCCAACTACAGAAATGAACACACCCACACTTACCGGAACCTACACCTGCACGCACCACAACGATCAGATGCGGGCTGCGTGTCCCGTCTGCCTCGTCGCCACACTCACCGCCGAGCGCGACAAGGCCGAGGCCCAACTTCACGCCCTGCGGCTAGTCTGCGGAACGACTGATGCGAACAAGTTTGAGACGTGGACGGATCGCGCCAACGCCCGCGCCGAACGCGCCGAGGCCGAACTCGCCGCCGAACGGGCACGGCTAGATTGGGTTTTCCGCAACTGCAAAGTCGAAGCCGACGACTACACGACCGGAAACCGCGACGTTTACGCCATCCACGATCGCGAGGATTTGGGTGCGGCGATGAAGGAGGGCGCGAAATGAACACAGAAGAAACCACACCCATCTGTCAGCCAGACGTAGCGCACGCACGGGCCAAAGACCTGGACGCAGCCAGCGATGCCAAGCTCGCCCTGATCTGCGGGGAACTCACTGCTGGAGAGATTCGCACGCTTCGCGCCATGCTCAGTTACATCCTCAGACCTCCTGCTGAGGAAAAGCTAAAAGGCTTTCAACGTATGGCGAACGCCTTGGAAATTGTCCGAAAATATAATGAAGACGTTGAGCAATGGATGGCGCAGCATATTGGGCACTTACGCGACGACAGGGATAAAATGGAGCGGCAAATTTACAGCCTGAAACGACGAGTGAGCAAAATCGAGAAAACCATCTACTGAATTATGCCCAAAGACCGCACAACGTACTGGCGGGAATACAACCGAAAGAATAACACCCGCAAAAAGGAAATCTCCAAAGCTTTCCGCGAGCGTAACCGCGAAAAGATTGCGGCTTACAAGCGAGCGTTACGAGCTGCCACCAAGAATGATCCGCGAAAGCCAACCGCACCCCGTATAATTAAGCCTCGCCTGCCCAAGCCAAAGACTGATGAAGCAAAGACCGAAGCGTTGCTCACCCTCAAAGAGAAATTCGCTGCGTTTCGTGCGGCTAAAAAGGACGGACTATAATAAATAACATCGCAATTGAGACAAATTATTAACATACCCACTCAACTATGAAAATTGAAATGAAACGTCCTAACAAGGAAATGGCTGACAACATCGAAACCATGTTAAATGATTTCGTCAAAATCAGCACGATCGCCCGCAATCTTAAAACGCAAGTCGTAACGGTCTATCGTTACATCTCCTACCTCCAATACACCAAGGTCATGGTAAGTGATGCGGAGCTGAAAATGATTATCAACCACAGGAAGGCCCGTAAAGCCTCTCCAGCCGCTCCAGCCCAGTCCACACCCGCACCAGGCGTTACCCATGCCGCCACGCCCGTTCTAAGGGCATAGGAATGGGTGTCTAATGGCCCGTCCTCCGTACCTTCCGCCAGATCCTATCTCCGTCTCCTACTTCAAGGGACGGAAGTACCGCGTCCGCACCACCCCGTGGCACGTCAAGCGAATGCGGGAACTCTACTGGGAAGGCGTCCCTTGCAAGTCCATCGCCCGTCTCTTCAACCTATCCTACAACTATGCGTGGCAAATCGTTAACTTCTATCGCCTCCGTAAAACGCAAGGTGAAATCCAAGGTCGCGAATAAATCATGGAACCCCAACCTCCCCTACCCACTGCGCATAACCCTCACGGGCTACAACACACCCAGCTTAAACACGATGCTGGGTCGCAATTTCTGGATCCTGACAAAGCTAAAAAAGGAGGCAAGAGACGCCCTCGTTTCTGCGTTACGATCACCCGCTACGGTAGCAGGCCCTTGGATGTCGATAACGGCGCAGGGGGCTGCAAACCCCTCCTAGACGCCATCCGCTACGAGGGTCTAATCCCAGACGATGACCCCAGCAGCATAGAATTCAATTTCCGACAGTACCAGGTCAAGAAACCTCACCGTCGTACCGAAATCCTGATTGAGCAGATCCCTTAGTAGATGATCCTAGGCATTGGACTGCCAATGCGCCCCGTCCAGCCCTTGGATTTACTGTGCGGCCAAAACACCCACTTGCTGGGTATCTGATCCGAGAAGAACCGCGAGGCATAGGGGATAGTTTCACTAACTGAAGCATTGGATTGCGTCAGTTTCTTTAACGCATCTCCCGTGATGTTAGTGCAATAGATGTTGCTGCCATCAGCACGGTCATACCCGACATAGATAAAGTCATAGTCATCCAACGGGAGAAGCCCATTGCCGATTTCAATGGTATGCTCGCACATCCTCAAGAGCGACTTGTCCCAGTCCGCATCACTGATGTCCTTGTTCCAAGTTTTACTTGGCTCCGTCTTGTTAGCGCATTCCTTGGTAATCCGTTTCTGGCGGAAATCCAATCCGCAATACAACTCGTAATCCCGCAAGCTGCGTTCCTTCCCCCGCCCATACTTGCCCCAGTCAATGTCCTCGTAGCGGTACCCATCATACGAGAATAGATGCTTGGTCCGTTTGTAACTGGCATCGTTCAGTTCCTGCCAAGCCTGCTTCCTATTCCCTTTCTTGCCCTGCAAATCAACTTGATCGTCCCAATGCCGAGGACAGTCCTTGCGGGTGTAATAGTGCCAAATAAACGGCTTGTGGGGATGATAGATGTCGTACCCATGCGAGAATGACCGGAAGGCCATGTTCTGCTCTTCTCCTTGGAAGTAGATCCCAGGGTCATTGGGCACTTCCTGAATAAAAGCAGATCGCACAAAGATCAATCCAGCAGCAAGGAATCGCCCCCTCACTGGCTTATCCATCTTATCCCAGTTCTTAATAGCAGAAGATCCCGTGTTGAAAATAGACGTAGCCAGAAAGTTGCCGAAATCAATCTGCACGCCCGCATCAGACCTCCCCGCTGGATCATTCTTAGGGTCATACGCTGGAGGATAGGCCGTCAACAGAGGCTTCTTGACGCCATCCGCCTCCAACCCCTTGAACATATCCAGTGCCTTGTCATCCCAATGCTCTGCAAATCGATGGTGACTGTCGATCTGCATGAAGAAGTCTTGCCCTTCGTACAAATTGGAGGCGATTTCCCTAGCCCAACAGCACCCCCTGCTTTCCTCATGGGGAACCGCAAGGAATCGCACTTGTGGCAGATTGGCAATTTCAGCGATACTCTCACCTTCAGCAAACTGCCAACAGATGCCTATCCGTATCTTATCAGGTCGCTTGGCCTGCTTCAAACAATCAAGGACTGTGGGTACTAATTCGGTATCGCGATAGGATGCGATTTGGATGAAAATCGTTTCATTATTTTCCATGAGCCACGGAAAATGATAAACATTTAACCCTTAGCAATGATAAAAATAATCATTGCTCAGTCAGGCAATACCCCAGGGCAGTCTAAGACGACCCTGAGATAGCCAACGATCAGGACTCGTCGTAGCCGTCGTCGTCGTCTTTGTACTTCTTCTTCTTTTTCATGCCCTTGCCGCCCGTACCAGCGGGTTCAAGAGTGGCACTGAGATTGACGATCTTGTACCCCTTGTTATCGATCTTCATCTTGGAGCCAATGGAGGTGACATTGATCTCTTTGCGGGCTGGGCGTTGTACCTTGTCAGGAATGCCCTTAATGCGATCTCCAGACGTGCTGTTGCACTCGCACGGGCTGTGATTGGAACTTGGAAGCGTTTTATGGTTCATGGGAAATTATCGGGAGGGTGATAGACCTTGTTGTTCCTGCCTGTAGCGGTCAATAAAAGATTGCACGTTGCTACCAGCAGGGGCACCGGACTTAGATAGGAATAACGACAGATTGCTTGGGACGTTTGTTTGATATTGAGGCGTACTGAGTCCTCGTTGAATCGCTTGAGTAATGCCGCCGCCCTGTCCGGTTAATGCACGCGAAGCAAAGCCTGTAGCTGCTTGACCAGCCAAGCCGCCCCCAACAGCACCAGCAACAGCACCAGCAGGACCACCCAACAAATATCCAGCTGATGCACCAGCCGATCCACCTACTGCCATACCAGCAGGCAAGCGTCTGGTGTTAGATGCACGCAAATTAGCAGCAGCGGCCTGAATCGCGGGAGCATCTTGAAATGCGCCTTTCTGAATATTGTAAATTCTGGCAAGCAAAGCAAGATCGTCAGTAAGCAGACTAGGCGCAGCTTTCTGTAAGTCACCTAGAACTGAAATATCGAGCGTCCTGAGACCAGGCTCAACAGCTTGCTCAAGAACATTAAGTTTAGCCAACTTTGGACGAACCTCAGTAAGACGCTGATTTAAATCAGTACGACCCGCTTTAGTTAAAATTGCATCAAGTTGATTCTCTACATTCTGTAATTGAACCGTTGATTTCTTGGCCCTTTCAAGAAGCGCAGGAGTAGTTCCTTTATTAGAATCCTTTGCTTCCTTCCATATCTTCCAAGTTCTACGCATTACGTCACGCGCATCTTCTACATCATCAACTTTTGACTTTGCCGCACGACTAACAGATTTTACATCTCCATACACGGTCTTTAATTCTTGAGCGCGTGCTTTAAGAACATCTATGGTAAATTCTGCATCAACAGGAATACCAACCTCACGGCGGGCAACTTCACTTGCTTTGGTTGTATTAACTTTTTGAATTATCCTTGTCGCTTCATCAGATTCGCCAGCTATCGTTTGTGCAACTTTTGTCATTCCGCTGGGATTTACAATCCGAGGATCATTGATGCCTCCAAGGATTTCCCAGTTAATCATATCCTGATCGCGTCCAAGATTCTGCCTTTTTGCTATCAATGAAGATGCGGCTTCTTCACTTGGACCAACTGCAATCTGAGGGCCACCAGATTTTCTACCAGCAATAGCACTTCCAGAAGTTGCGGCCCCAGCATAACGAGCACCCGCACCAGCAGCCGCACTACCGACACCAGCAAGAGCCACCTCAGATGGAGTAAGTTTATCCATCTCGCCAGTAATAGCTGCTGGAGCGATTACTGCACCCATATTGGCTACGCCCTGTGTGCCCGCAGATTCCAGCATTTCGCGCCCAGTAACCTTTGCTAGCTGCCCAGCTGCTCCAGTGAGCATACGAGCCTCTGGAGCAAAAGGAATGGCCCCCATGAGGCCAGCCTGCAAACGACCTCGCATCGTTGGAGTTTCGCCCAATCCGCGGGTGGTTGCTTCATAACCAGCCATGCCACCAGTAAAGCCACCAATTGCCCCGCCAATCAAAGGAGCCGCTCCAAACGTAAACGGAGCCAACGGAGCACCAGCCAGCATACCCGCTTTCTGGCCAACTGCTGCGCCACCCGCTTCACCAGCAATCTTAATCCCAGCCTTCTCAAGCTCGCTCAGAAGCCTTCCACGGAATTTGTCTGATTCACTTGGGGGTGCTTCAGGTTTGCTCTCTTGAGCAGCTAAGATATTCTCAAGTTCAGCTATTCTGGCTTTTCGCTGTTCTGGAGTTAAAGAAGGTGTGCTCATAGTTATTATTTTTTACCACCAGACGATGCAGCTTCATCGCGCTTCAAAATCGCAAGCTCATCTTTTACGTCCTGAATTGTTTTAGGAACTCCGAATACACCAATTGAACCATAGATCAATTTGTTATCAGGATCTATTTGCATTTCTTCTTTTGGTTTCCAGAAAACTTGTTCTTGTGAGCCTTTACGGCCCCACCATGAATCAACAGCATAATTGTACGTTTTAATATTATCCTTATAACGGATAAGCCTTTCGCCATAAATATCGGCGATAGCTTGTTTAACCCTTTCTGGTTTCTGGAGTGCGTCTACATCTCCACCAAGATAAGAAATGATTCTTTGAACATCGCCTTCAGTAGTTGCTCCAGGACCCGCAACAGTCGTTCTAAGCCTACCAACCAATCCCTGAAGATTGCCCTTGGCAGCTTCAAGCTTCAATTCCTGTGGAGTCAATGGACTATTCAACAAAGTCTTTAAAGTAGTAGAAAACTGTAAAGCCATTCGTTCAAATCCTTTTGGGATGTCGCCAATAAGATCAGAATATTTTTGCAATCCACGCAGCGAAGATTCGTCATCAAGAAGCTCCTTGTTGAGCTTCAAGAAATCAGCCATAGGCATTATTGATTTATTGAATGCCCCAGATGTAGTTGGAATATCACCAGTACGCATTTTCCTTAAAACTCCATCAGGTTGACGCACCATAACATTTCCAGATCCGTCAGTAAATGCATGACCGGCAAATCCTCCTTCTTTGTCCATCATTATGCCACCATCTGAAAATTCTCTGGTTCCAGCCGTAGCAGCCTTTTTGTAAAGCTCATCTATTTCTACTGGATTTGGAAGACGCTTATTTTCAAACGTGAATCGATTGTGTCCAATCTCAAAAGCTTTATCACGCTCGCTCTTATCCACTGGTTTAATCGCCCGCTCATACTCATTCTGCATATTGAAGTAGATCTGTGTGATCTGACTTACAGTAGGCAGTCCCAATGCCCCGCCCATTGATAGCTCAACGGCTTTGCGGATGGCATCAGTCTGTGTTGGCCTTGGAGGAAGCGCAGCTTTAGGAGCAGCAGGGAAGCCTCCGCTCATCACCTCTAAACTAGCAGCGGGAACCGGAGCTTGGCCTTGAGGCTTGCCAAGGAACTGCATGGCTGAATCAGGCATTGCTGCTGGTTGAGCAACGGATTGCTCCGCTGGTTTAGCAGCAGGCTGCTGACTTGAGAACAGCTGGGTCAGTTCTGATTCGCTAGGTTCAGTTTCACGATCCAGCGTCAGAGTTTTACCAGTCTGCGTATCTTCGTAAGTGAATTTAGGCATGATTATTTACCTCGGCGGGCGGGTGTTCTAACGCCAAACTGTCTTTCCAATTCACGCAATTGAGCATTTTGTCTAAAAGCAGCATCAGTAGCCTGATTCCGCATAGCTCTTTCATAGGGATCACCCATGACATCGCCAAAGGATTCAACCAGAATGCGAGGATTGGACAGGATAGCCTTAATGCCTTCTTCGTCCAAGGTGATAGTCTTCTTCTTTTTTAGGGAACTCGTCTTCCCTTCATCTTCAACAGCGGTTAACCTAGGCGTTGCAGCACGCCTTTCAAGAACTGCTGAACTTTCATCGTATTGCTCACGAAGCCGTCTAGCAATATCCTTGGCTTCAGGACTTAACTTGATTTGAGGCAAAGTAAACTGTTCAGATGGAGAAGAGATTCCCGTGTCAAATCTTTGACGAGCTGCCTCCAGTGCTACAGGATCCATAGAAGCTACAGAAGGAACAACAGCACTTGCCGCACTTACGCTAGGCGCAATGTTGCGAGCGGCAAGGATAGGTTCAGAAGATTGAACAGGAACAGATGCGCCACGGGGAAATGAAACATCAGACGGTTGCAATGGCCTTGCGGCATTGACCATTGACGAACGAGACATGGCTTGAGCCACCTCAGGTGGCATAAAAGCCTCAAGAGCGGCTGCTGGAGGCGTAACCGGAGAAACGGGAGAAACGGCCACAGGTGCATCGGACACCCTTCTAAACCGATTGGGTGGAGTTTGCGGGGCATTGGACGGAGTAACCCCCAAAACAGATGCCCCAGGAAGAAACTGCGATGCATTTGATACTTGTTCGTTAGTAATCGTTGATTTTGCAGGAATATTAAGCGCAGGATTGTTATTCTTCTGCATATCCTCAAACATCTTACTGAGCTTTAATCTTTGATCGATTTCAGCTTGAAGATTTTGATTCTGCAAATTTATCTGTTTTGTTTTTGCATCAGCGTTCTTCCTCTCAGAATAATCCTGAGCAATGGTAGCCAGCGTAGAAGCCTCGTTGGGCTTTAACTTCCCAGTCTGAGCGTTCCTAAACGCAGTCTTAACGCTTTCAGGAACACCCATCTTGTTGGATTCATCAGACAAGATGCTATTAACATACTTGTTGAACTCAGGATCCTGCATCCGCTCTGTGAACTTCGCCAACGACTGGGCGGTAAAGCTCTGGTTCTGCTGATATTGCTTGATGCCACTAGCAAGGCTATCACCTATGCTCTCAATCGATCGCGCACGCGCTGCCCCAGCTTGGGACATACCCTGAGCGAGGAGCTGACCACTGATGTCTTGGATTCCAGGTGCGTAGGGCATGGCTATTAGGTAGAGATTGCTTGAAGGTTGCGGTCAACTTGACGGTGGAACTCGACGACCTGCATTACGATCTCTGGGATCATGGAGTTCACGGGAATACCGTTGATGCGGTAGCCGCCTTGATTGGTGAGAATGTCGTAGCTGGTCAGTAATCCAGTGCTCTCCTCAATGCTCTTGATAAGGCTTCCAGCCAGTTCAGCCCCTTCAACCCATTCCATTGCTGGGATCCCCATGATCTTGTGGTCATCGCATACCGTGAACGAAGAACCATCCTCGCGGGTAATGGTAAGGAATGTCCGCAACGGATTTTGGTTCCAACTGCACGCTTGGGCAATGAACGCCACCTCGCCGTCGTAACCGATAACCGAATCGCCGCCCTTTAGATCTTTGATTGCTTTGGGGCCGTTAGGAGTGTCGATGCACTGATCGCCTGGCATACAGGAAAGAGCTAAACTAGCTCCTGAGGTAAATATGGCTCCGAGTCCTTTGCCTATAACGCCGCCAATCGCAGGCCCCAAAATACTTCCAGCCGCCGAAGTAGTAGCAGCACTTCTCTGAGCTGCTCCTGAAAGCTCGGCAGACCGCACAGCAGCATCGTAGTTCTTCTGGGCAATCTCCTTGGCAAGCTGGGCATTAACGTTCGTACCATAGACATCCGCAGCATACGGGCTGAGAGGATTAAACGTGTTGCTCATCAGATTGCCAATAGGTGAGAAGATGTTCCCAGTCTGGAGATCGGCCATCTTCATGATATTGCCATAGCTGGACTGCATTCCTGCGCGGGCCTGATCCTCCCGTTGCTGACGGATGTTTTCACGACCCATGATCTCAGCACCCACTGCGCCACGTCCCATTACCTGCCCACGGGCACCATAAGCTTCCCTAGCGGCCTGCTGGGACTGCCTGATGTCCTCTGGGGCAAGAACGCCCGCCTGACGCTGCTGCAAGCGTGCTAGGTCAGTCTTGTACTGGTCAATGATGCTGGATTCTGTGTCAGTAATGCCCTTAGGCATGAACTGCTTGTACAGATCCCCGTACATCCCCATGATTCCTGCCTGATTATCCTGCAGAGCTTTAAGCGTTTCCGCTAGTTCCGCACCAAAATTACGTTTAGTTGTCAGCGTTTGTGCATTGGTTCCATAAGTACCGACACCAGTATTGACGGAGTTTGGATCAAATGGAACTGAAGGTGTAACTGAAACTGGAACTGTACTTCTTGGAGCAGTAGTTGTTGGTACTAGACTGCTAGTAATAGGCGGATAAGTTACGTTAGGACTAAAATTACTAACTGTTACCGGTGGAAGTGAAACATTTGGAACAGTAATCCTCAATGTCGTAACTGGATAAGTAACAACTGGAAAATTACTGACCGCAGGCAATGTTATTGGATTACCAAGGTTCCCAACTTTCCCCAGCCACATATTCATGAAATTTAGAGCCTCTTGGGAATTAGGTCCAATAGGCACCTCTACTTTTGGAAGCGTTATTGGTGCAGGAGACGGAGTAGGGCCTGTAAAAACAGTCGCAGTGGCTAAAGGCGTATAATCAGTTTTAACACCGGACCCTATTGAATTGAGTAAAGCTAACGCTGCCGCAGCATCCAATTCGTTGTCAATTTTAGTTCCAGGAACTTCAAATGGCGGAAGCGTTACTACTGTGCCTAAAGACGGAGTTGGGCCTGTAAAAACAGTCGCAGTGGCTAAAGGCACATAACCAGTATCAACCCCAGACCCTGTTGAATTGAGTAAACTCAATGCTCCCGCAGCTGCCGCAGGGTCCAATTCCGTGTTGATTTTTGTTCCAGGAGCTTCAAATGGTGGAAGCGTTACTACTGGTCCAAGTCTGTTACCGTCTTGGTCAAGTCTGTAACCTTGTTTGTCAAGAAGACCCTTTCGATAAAGCGCAATAAGATCTGGATCAGTATAACCGCCATTATCTACAACACCACCACCACCACTACTGCCTCCACCAGTAAAAATGTTACCACCCGTCAGCCCTGCATCGTACAAACTCCCAATAGTTGGGTCATTAAACGTGTTGTTCAGGCCTGTGCCGTCGTTTCCGGTGTTTTCATTAACCTTAAATGGCGGCAGGGTGTAGATTTGATCCGTGCCAAATCCGTAATCATCGTAACCAATACCGAAACCATCCGCGGCATAGGTGCCATACTGAAATATTCCTGGTTGAGATGCCATATGCGTTAAATGTTATTACGATTTATGATGGATGTTAAAACAGATCAGGAGGTGACGCCCTTAATGACTACGAAGTTAAGGACAAGACTATCTGTTAAAGATCCAGCAGGAATAATGCTTCGTATAGTAAGCGTAGCAGATCCAGCAAGGCAAGCTACGTTGATTGTATAATCGCCAAGATTGCCACCAGATTTATGGTTAATAATAACAACATCTGTTGCAGCAATTTTACTGTTCGTCCAAGTAGCACTAACAGAAGTATTTGCTGCTAATGACGCATTCGATGTCGTAATTTGACCACACATCGTATTCAACGTAAATGGAGTGGATTTGCTAGTTAATTGAGTAACAGTACCACCAGCTCCCGTATAGAATCCTAGTCCAGTAGTGGTCGTATCCAATGCCTCGTAATTGCCTGCGCTTGCGGTTGAACGAGCTAAAAACGTGTTATTACCCGCGGCAGCAACAATCTTAGCAAGAGTGACATTGTTATTCAATACCTTAGCCGTTGTAACCGCGTCAGCTGCAAGCTCTGCCGCTGTAACCCCAAGGAGTGCAATCTTAGTCGTAGTGACGTTACGATCTAAGATCTTTACCGTGGTCACTGCATCATTTGCAATGGTTGAAGTCGTAACGTCACCAGCAGCAATGGCTGAAACCGTAGGTTGCGCCAACAGATTCAACTTGGTGTAAGTGATGGGATCCGTAGTTCCCGTAAAGGTGTATCCTGGTGTTACAGAGGGCATAAATTAAACTTGGACGAGGTTAGCGCGTTGTCCAGCGCGTGCTTCATAGCCAACAGCCATGACATTTATGTAGCCCTGCGTGTTGGTCACTTCAAGCCAGCTAAGGCGTCCCTGACGCCGAGTAATGAGCGGCAAGCGGCATTCCTGCACCATCTGGGGTTGGAAGCCAGTACCCGTCTGTAGGCCCGTAGAAGGCAGTCCTGGGCTAGGTGGAGACGGATCATTGCCACCAAGCGATCCCGTGCTGTAATCCTTGCGGTAGGCACGATTGAAATCGTTGTTCGCATTGGTCAGATCGTAAGCGGAGTCAGCAAACTTCCACGTTTCAGACCGGCTGTAGGTCTGGTCCGTCAAAATCACGCTCTCTTCGCTGGCCCCCTCCGTAAACGCTGATACGGACACTTCTGGGCGGTTGGTAGCTAAATCCACGAATGCCCGACGCTGGAAGTGATTCACGTTAGAGGTATCGTAGGCCCGCGTAACCAGCTGAGTGCTGATTTCAGCTACCGTAGACCCATTGATGTCGTTTTGGCCTTCATCCGTAACAAAGATCCGTCCGTCCTCTGTGACTGCGTGCATCCGCTGCAACCCAAGATAATCGATTACTTGCCAGCTTTGGATGCACATATTTAACGTGCTATCAAAACTCCACTCACCAAACCAGTTCTCGGTCGTAAAGTTGTAAACCACCACTGCATTGCAGACCAAGCTGTTATCAAGGGGCAAGGCAACGTAAAGCTTGTTGCTCCAATACCCGATGCAAATCTTGTAGCCAACTTTCCAGTTCACCCGACTCATAATGGTCCGAATGCGGGTAGAAAGAGGCAGCGTCTTATGCTGAAGCGAGTTATTCGTAGATGTCAGCGTCAACAGATTGATGTTCTGGTTGCTGACGTAGGCTAGATCAGGACCAATTGACGTTACACCGTTGATGCCCACCAAACCCACTTGGCGGGTGATTTCAGTGACAGTAACGTCCGTTAAGGCTCCTTCCACGTTCTGAAGGAGCATGATCGACTTGTTCTTAAAGGCAATCAGGCTGTTCTGGCCAAAAGGGAACGTGGCAACAAGGTAATCACTGCCACCTGTATTGATATGGAACTCATTTGCCAGAGGATCGTAGTCCGTAAACGCCAATACGTCTGATGCGGCTACTTCATCCTTGCCGTCTATGACCCAAAGCCTGTTCTGATAGAAAGTAGCTTGATTGCTGTTGGGAATGGATAGAAACGAAGCCGGCAGCGTTGTGTCTGGAACTAGCGCAAACGTGCCGTTCCAATTACCATCCCAGTACAGCGGTGTTTCATCTGGCCCACGGAAAATGTAAACGTAGTTGTTGGCCTGAACAATGGTGGACTGAGTGGTTACTTGGTAGCTTCCAAGGCTGATGCTTTTCCCCGTGTATCCGTTGGCATAAAACCCAACGCTAGCATTCCCCAACATCATAATCCAAGTCTGACCAATGTTGTTAGGATCGGAATAAATGCTTGAAGCGTAAATATTCTGCAACGGAGCACTGTAAGAGTAAATTGCGTCGTAGGTTCCAGAATTAAGGGAATTTATTACAACCGAAGTATTGTTGCCATTCGCCAAACTCTGGCTCGCAGGTTCCAAAGCTGCCAGTCCAATGCCTGTATCAGATAACTGCCAATTTGTTCCGTAAATAGATGTTAAAATTACAGTTGTAGACGTGCCGTAGTTAATTCCGACTGCAATAAATCTCCCATTAAAAAAATCAATATCGTTAAACAAATACGCTGGAGAAGTGTAACTTGCTTGAACTAAATTCCACGTCGTTAAATCAGTAGAAATGGCTATTGCGCCACCAGATCCAAGAGCGCAAAAAACACCATTTCCAAAAGTTATAGCAATTGGTGAAAACAACGCGCTCAAATTAGCAGCCAACGTCCATGTAATGCCATCAACTGATGTTACAATTTTAGACGCACTCGTTGTTAAAATAAAAACTCCGTTGTAAAAGAACAAATCAGTAGCTCCACCAAACGCAGTTTGCAGAGTTCCATTTGTCCAATTTACACCATTATCAGTCGATGTTATCGGAGTAAATTGATTAGGAGAAGTATTGATAGTGCATACGCCAACCCACTTACCGTTGCCATATGCTAACCCATTCATATCGGCTGGAGCTTTAGATGCAGATGTAGCCCAAGTTAAACCATCTGTTGAATAATAAATATCCCCCGAGTAACTAAATCCTCCATAAGTGCCTCCAAATCCGCCTGCAACAAATACACTATTGGCAAATACTATCCTTCTGATAATATTTTGAGTGGTAACTCCTGGAATATTGGTCTGAGTCCAAGTAATAGCGTCAGAACTGGTAATAACGCATGGGAAAAACCCGCCAGATGAAAAAGATCCTCCTCCCACAAACAAATTGGCTCCAAAAGTAATGCACGCCGCATTGCCAGCAGTAACATTTGGGGCCGTGTTCCATTTAGATCCAAAAGCCTCAGTAGCTAGCTCTGGCAGGCAGACAAACCCACCCCTAGTCACTGCGTCCTGAGACGTGAAATCATGGTTAACGGCCTTCTGGACGTTACCAGGCTTGATGTTCTCAGGAGCGTTGTACTCGTCTACGCCAAGAAATGAATTATCGCCAACCACTTGAGGTTGGTCATCGAGATTACCGTATGCGCGATAACGATTCATTGCTGTTATGCCTGTGGACTCTCAATCGAGGTTCTTAGCGTTCTCAGCCTTCCATTGCTTGCGCCATCGCCAGAGCAGGAACGCAATGCCAAGAAGCGTGCCGACGAGTGCGGCGACCTCGTTTACTTGCGACAGCGAGATCATCGCGGCGGCAGGCGTTGCGGCGGTGAGGGTAGCTCGGATGTTGTCAGCGTTCATTTTTTCAATGGTCCGATGCGCTCGGTGATGACTGCGATGGTCTGACGGTTTTCAAAAATCATGTCTCGGTTATGCTGAATCTCTTTTTCAAGGTCTTGCCGTAGCTTCTCACGCGCAAGTTCAGCTCCGGTGTTGGTTGCTTGCTTGTTATCCGAGGTCACCACAAGGCTCACTTGTTGCTTAAGAATAGTAACCTCTCTTGATAGACTCGACAGCGACGACATGAGGTAAACGACGCAGGAAAACAGAATCGGCAGCACGGCAAATGCAGCCTTCTCAATGAGCGCGTGCTTTGAGGCTTCGTCGCTCATTTTTTGCTCCTCATTTCCATGATCTTCTCAAGCGTGCGTCCACCGAAATAGAAGCTCATGATGAGCATCCCCCACTGCCCAAGCAGGGAAACGTAGGCCTCTTTTGCATCGTAGCCAAACGCGCTCATGCCGGCAAAGATGAAGTAGCCCGCGAGGATTGCCGCGAGCGTGAGCGGACGAATGTTCTTTGACCACCACGAGTCCGACGACATATCGGCCTGAAGCCGCTGCGTTAGGTTGTCCTGCTCGACCCGATACGCCTCCAAGTCCGCGTTCATCTTCGCCAGCTCGCCACTCTGCGCAAGCTGCGCGAGTTCCAACTGCGCCTTGGCCTTTGCCTCGGGGTCGGGGATAAGCTTGTCGATTAACTTGCCGCCAATACCGAGAAGTTCAGCAATGGGAAACATGGTTTATTTTTTGTTAAACATATCGAACAACGCTTTAATCTTCTCCTCCAAAACTGCCACTCTGAGGTCCAGCTTGGAAAGCACGACTATCAGGGTTATCATGGCCAAGAAAATCGGCCAGCCCTTCACAAGGATTTCGAGCGCGTCCATATGGTTACGGCGTCCAGACATACACCCGTGCCACGATGCCGACAAAGTTTTCGGCAGTGACGCGCACTTTGTTTTCGTAGGCCTTGTTTCCGAGTCCGGTCATAATCCAGCCGTGATCGTCAAGCTGCGCGGCTTGGTGCATTGTGTTGGATCCCGCTACGTAGTTGATCGAGTAGATCACGAGCGCGCCCGCCGTGATGTCGCCGTAGCGCAGGCTCGTGCTCGGCACCGCGTAGGCCATCACCGTCGCGAGCGGGTCGGTGCCCGCGGGCGCGGCTGCGATGTATGGGGCCATCGAGCCCGTCCCCAGCACCGCCACGGCCCCGAGCCCTGCCAGCGTCCGAGCCTCGTCCTGAGTCTTGGCCACGATCCTCAGCGGCAGTCCCGCCGTAAGCACGCGCTCACTCCGCAGCGCGAGCCCCAGCACGACCACAAGGCCGAGCGCGAGGACCGCGAGCAGGAGTGAGCGTTTGAGGGTCACGGCGTCGGCTTGTCAGCGTTTGCGGCGGCCTTGAGTTGTTCAATCTCCGCCAGCGCAGCCGCGAGGGAGTCCACCAGCAGGTTTAGGCTCTGCTGTTGGAGTTGGGAAACGATGGCAGCTTTGTGTTCGTCTTTGGTCATGGCTTATTCCTCCGAGACCAGCTCAAACCCAGCATTGACCGCGAGCACGGCGGCAAACGTAGCGTCGTCCGTCCACGCCGCACATTGCTCTGCCGTCGCAGGCACAAGGCCCACGGGCATGATTTCCACGCCCTCCGCGTCCAGCAGATGGCAGTCGGCTACGGCGGTGGGGAACGTGTAGTTGATGTAGCGAACTTCGAACTGAGTTCCGACTTTCGGCTGGGCGGGTGAGCCCATTGTGTAGGGCGCAATTGGGATGATGGTCATGGGTGTAGTGAGTTAGTGGTTACCAAGTGGCGATTGCTACGCGCTTCCAAGTGTTGGTTGCGGTGCAGATGTAAATGTAGCTGGCATCCCACGACATCGTTCCGACCGTGCCTGTTGCTGATGCGCTGGCAGGCGTGGCGGAGAGCGTGTGGATTACGGTGCCTGCCACCGTGACCGCGCCCGCGAAGGTGGCGGCTCCGGCTGAAATTGCCGCGTAGGTGGACAGGTTGCTTGAGTAAAATCGGAAATCGTTATCGGTAAAAAGCTGTAATGCGCTGCGTATCGTGCCGCCCCGATAAAAGCCGATATACGGGCTGTCTGTTCCGACGTTATTGATTTGCAGCGTTGGTCCGCTCGATACGGTTACACTCACCGCGCCCCCAAAATAGCTCGCGTTGCCGTTGTTGCCCGCCGACAGCCCACCCGTGACCACTAGCGCGCCTGCGCCGGAGGAGCCTGCGGTGGAGGAAGAGATGGAGACGGTGCCGGTGGCTCCGATAGTAGCGCGTGCTGTGTTATTCGTAAAAAAAACAATCGGCGTTGCTTGTCCAGTGACGAAACGAAACGTGTCATCGGCGGTTTCCATTCCGATGTAGCCATCGCCGAAATCAGCCGCCAATTTGATGTAAGTGCTCGTTGCGGTTTTTAGGCTTAGCGTGTGTGCGGGACTGGTCTCGCCGATGCCGACGCCGCCCGTTCCGCTCGGCGTGAGAATCACGCTTTGGTTGGTGCCGCCAGCCGCGAGCGTCAGGTTGGTCGCGGCGGGGGAGGTGAGGGAGGGCGTCGTTACGCTGGTGAGAAACGCTGGAGCAGCGGCATTCATCTTGCGCGTGCCGTTGGTGCTTCCGTCTACGGCCATGAAGTCATCAGATGCCGTGGTAGTAGCCGTTGTAGCGAGGTCTTTGATGCGAATGTCAGCCATAAAATAAAGGGTTACGGATATTGAACGTACACAAACTTGTTCCCAGATGAATCAACGATGTTATCGCCAGTAGCCGTAATCAAATAGCCATCTGGGATAATGGGGCGGCTAGAGTCATTAAGCTGGGGTATGTTAATGCCCGTAGCCGTGCGCTGGCCTAGCACATCACATTGACTGCCAAGGATCGCAATCACAGCTGGAATTCAGAGGCTTGGATAGCTGCGCTGGTTGCACCTTGGCGGATGAACTTAGCCTGCTGTGCTGCCGCCGTAGACCAAGTGTAATGCGAGCCAGAGTAGAGCCGATGACCGTTGGTCGTGGTCGGAGCAGAGCCGTCAAACGTGCACATCACGTCAGCGTCTTGCACATCCAGCACAATCATAGTCGTGGTATCGCCAAAAGCAGCAAACTGCACGCCGCCTACCGTGCTGTCTACCGTCAGGCGTTGATCCGCTACTGCACTACCACGATACCAGGCTGGTTTCGGGAAGATGTTATTTAGATTGAATGAACTCATAAGTAAGTAGTTTTAGGATTACCAAGAACGATTTTGTGAGGTGACGTGCGTGCTGACAGTCATCTGGAAGCTGTCTGGCATCTGCCGCTGGATGCGGTCCCATTCCTCATTCTTCTTCATCTCAACGATGTTGTAGGCTTGGGCGGCTTTGTCAGCCTGACCGTCCTGAATCAACCAGTCTCCGTAGGTCTGCCAGATCAGCGGTTGGCTAATCATTTCAGGGACAGGCTGAATCTCCCATTTAGCGGAAGTATTCTCTGGATTTTGCGCTGCCGTGGTGGTTGCCAAGCATTTGTAGTAGTCGCTGGTTCCAACGGAGGCTCCAGCAGTCTTGGTGTAATAGATGTACTGGCCTGCAACGTAGGTTGCTGTGGCGGAATAGGCATCCCCCGCATAGTTGTAGGGTACGCGCCGATAGTAGATGTAGATCGGATTGGCGGGGTTTGTGTTGTAGGTGACGTAGCCATTTGTCCCCATAAACCCACCCGCACTGGAAATCATCTGGAAACCATCCTTGGTCACCACAAACCCTTGTCCACGGGGATAGGTAATCATGGCTGGGCTGTCTACCCACGCCTGGAACATTACATCAATCTCAGCTTCCCCAGTTTGATCCCAAGGAAGGTTAAATTGCTGAGGGGAGACGTTGTTCTGCTGAACGATCAGGTTGCCCCAGAGGTAAAGCCCTTTGGTAATGTCACCAAGGTAAGAAATCGTGCTGCCATCTGTGCTGATGCCTGCTTTATAAGTCTGGCTGGTGGCATTAGCCCCAGTCTGATACATGATCGTGCAAAGGAAGAACCCATTGGCGCATTGCGAAATATTTGCGCTCTGCACGTTGGCTTGAGTTCCAACAAGTCCGGTCTGGACATTAAAGAAGGTAGAAAACGTGGTTGTACCGTCGTTTACGGCCAAATACAGGTAGTTTCTACCAGCAGGGCGGGCGTAGACACTCGCTTGGTACATTGTGGCCCCAAATGCGGTTACAGCTTGGGTTACGTTGTGCTCCGTAGTAGTAGCCGCCTCAAGCACCTTGCTGGCCGTTACCCGATTGTCCGCAGGGTTAGAAATGTTGTTGGCCGTAACCGTTACATTGTTAGCCGTCCAATATGCCGTCTGGGAGAGGTCGTTTGGGTAGGTCAGCGAATTGCCCACAAACCGAGCCTCACCCCATCCTGTCAGGTCAGGCCAATTGCCAGCTCCCCAGATCTGGCGCACATTGGCGTTGAACAAGTCATTGATCGATTGCGCCGTCTCCGTCGTCAGACGAGACGTGGGCACGCCAATCAGTCCGCAAATGTTAGCCAAAGCGCGACTGTAGGGGATTGTTCTCACTTAGTCTTTGTTTTTCATCCATCCACCTGTTAAACCATGACGAGCAGGATTGACCTTAGGACGATAGCCCACGGCACACAGATGCGGATTATCTTTCAGATACTCAGGCATCCATTCATGCACGTTATTCCCGTGCTGACCCTGCAAACGGAAGAAGAGGCGGCTATTGATGCGTGCAGCCATCTGGCCAAGCCCTTCCATCTGCGTGGAGCCTTGTTTACGCATCTCCGCGGCTAAACGGGCCTGGTCCTCATGGACCTTGGCCTTCTCGTTGGGCAGACCATTCTGGATCTCCCACCACCATTTGCGGACAAACTCCTTGGGAATATCTGTGACTATTTGATCGCTGCTCATTAAAAAAGAAAAGGGGCAGAGCCTCGGGTGAGGATGCCCCCTGTTTGAGATTACTTAACCAAGCTTCGTCGGATCGCTAAGATCGACGATGTTCAGGTAAATATCCAGTGCGCCAGCGGTCAGAGCCGAAGGACTGCCACCCGTTGCGTTCGTAAACGTAGCAACAAGGTTAACAGACGCCGTGCCCTTAACGATGGTAGCGTTGGTGAGAAGCCCCGCCAACACGCCAGCAGTCTTCACGGATTGAGCCGTGACGAGTGCGCTAGTGCTGCTGGTGGTGCCAACATTCACTGAGAACGCCGTCGTGCCCGCAAAGGCAGTCGTGATGTTCACCAGTGCATTGTTCATTACGAAGTTAGACGGCAAAGTACCGAGCGTCAACGTTACGGTGTCGGAAGCTCCGGCACCCAACGCAACGTCAGAATAATCAACGTGAAACTTGTTGGAGAATCCGCGAGCTTGCTCTTGCAGCGAAAGCTGCGAGAGGTCGGCGCGGGCGATAGTTACTGCTGTATCAGCCATGGTAGTGTCCTTTTATGTTGAGGATTATAGTTTAGCTGGTTCCAGCAAATTTGCCAAGACCAAGCGGATTCTTAACCATGAGGGTAAGAGCCGCAAGGATGAACCCGCGACGACCACCACCAAGATCAGGCAACTCATTGGATTCGATTCCGAGCATGTAGCCCAGACCGACCAACTCTGGATCAATCACATAACCGCGAGCCTTCTGTTGGTTAGTCGTAGTCGAAGGATCAGCACCATCGAGAATGCCGTTGAACAAGTCAGGCACAATCGTGACAGTGTGGAAGTCACCAACGTACATCGTGACATCCAAATCAATCTGATGCTCGCTAGCATCCTGAGTGACTTGGTAGGTCTTAGTAGTACCGCCAACACCTTCTGAACGCTGGAACTTGCTGACAGCCCGCTTGAGCGAGGGACCAGCAAACAGCGTATACGAACGGCGACCACCGACCTGTTGGAAGATCGACTGAAACACGTCGTTAAACGCCGACTCCGACAGGGAACCAGTAGCCGTGGTGTCGATGTTAGCCGAAGGCGTGCGAAACGCAGCGGGAACGTCGGTACCAGGGGTATTGCTGATCCACTTGCCAAGCGCACGGGCCTTGTAAGGCGCGGGCGGGGCTTCCTGTTGGCGATCATTATCGGAACCGATACAGGCTTCGATATCGCGTTTGATTTCGCGCATGGCCTTCATTTTGGCATTCGCGACCTCGCTGGACACGCCAGCAACGTCAGAAGCCTCTTGAAGACGCGAAACCATCCACTGTTCGCGGAACTGCTGGACGTAATTGCCCAGACGAGCGCGATTGACGGCTTGATTGGAGAAGGCGAGGACATCTTGACCTTCCAGCACGCCACCGAAGTTAACGGCGGAAAGGGTGTCCACTTGCCATTCTTGATACGCATTCGTCATGCGTTTAGTTTTCGAGAAGGTCGAAACCTTCGGAGTATCCTCGGGGGCGAGGATGGTCAGGAAATCTGTGAGGTCTTCACGATCACCGGCAACATTGTAAGTAGTAGATAGGGCCATTGTATAACGAGTTTAACGGTTGAATTTTGCTTTTTCTTTTGCCAGCAGAAATGCTGCTGCTTCGTTTGCCGTGACGCCACCCTTCTTGGATAATTGCGACCGCATTGCTTCAATCTGGTTGGCTGATTTCGCTGCTGAAGGCATACGAACGTCACCACCATTAGAAGAAACGACTGATTGACTGGACGGAGGGCGGTTGCTCATAGCAGTTTTAGGCTTGTTGTCTGTTTTTGCAGCCTTCTGTTTAGCATCGAGGGACCGAAGCCCTTCGATTTGCACTCCAATAATCCAATCCGCATTAGGCAGATTCTTCATCCAGGGCATCTGTGACAATGCTTGCTGGGCGAGGACGTATTCAGGCGCACTTTTGTCTTTCAGATATGGAAACATCTGATGAGCGACTTGCTGCGACTGCTGCTTCTGCGTCAGGAACTGTGTACGGGCTGGAATGTCATCATCAAGCGTTTTTTCTGCATTACGCAGAATCGCTTTCAACTCACTCCGTCCCAAAACAGTATCGCCAACCTGAATCGGCTCAAAGTCGTCACGATCTAATTGATCTTGGGCGAATCGCTTGGCTTCCTTGGCCTGTTGCTGTAAGGAGGCTAATGCTTGAAAGTCATCAATCTGGGCCAGCGGCACATTGGCAGGCATCTGTGCGGTTGCTGGCTTTTGAGCGGCTTGTTCAGCGGGAGGTGAACTGTTTCTTTCCCCTAGCTGGGACTCAAGTTGCTCTAATCGCGACTCCAAGGCTTTTCGCTTGGCGACTTCTTTACCGATACGTTTATCGATTTTCTTCTGAAGCTCTGGTGTAATATCCTGAGAAGGAACATCAGCTTCACCATCGGATGTTTCCACCTCTTGGCTCGGCTCGGCAGACTCGGCAGAAGCTTCGTCTGGGTTGACTGAGGTATTTGACGCTGATTCCTGCGTCGGAGCAGTCTGTTCAGTCTGTCGTTGAGCTTTAGCGTTTTCGGACTCGATGTTAAGGAGTCGTTGTGCTGCTTGCGCGACACTCAGATTACTCTTTTTCGGTGCATCATTTTTTGCCTCAGTATTAGATACCTCAGCTGGCTGTGAAGAAGCGGATTCGACGTTTTCGTTAGACATGGGATTATAGCCCCCAAGGGCCGATAGACTTCATGGCGGATGCCAAGTGTCCGTACAAATGCGTTCAGAAACTACACTGTCAACAACAAATAATAATTTGTTGGACGAACTGAAAACGCATCATTGGTGTAGGGCATTAATCCTTTAGTTGGCTATACGCCTTGGTACGGCTGATGCAATTGAATGTCGGTATCAAAACCTGAGTGTTTTACAAACGAGGGCAGCATAGCTTTAGTCCGAAGCACTTCAGCGTGATTTAGTTCTGACATAAAACTATCGAGTTGGTACTTCATTGGCAGCGACAAACACAGCAGCTTATCGCAAGCTGAAGCTGATATCAGATAAGCGTAAGTGCCATAGAATTTCTCAACCGACATTGCTCTTTCAGGCCCAGCAACATCAAACGAGTGCCCCAATAAGAATATATCAAGTCCGCTAGCAAGTTCAGCTCGGCCTATTGAAACAATGCGATCAAAGTCTTCTGGGGTGTTTGTAAAAACAACGTCATCTTCTAAGATTAAAGCGCAAGCATCGCCACTATGCTTGAGCAGACTCCAACATTTCATATGGCTAAGGTAGCAGCCAACAGCCCCCGTTGTTAACTCATGGTGTTCAAGCCTATGCCCTCTGCGTATCGCTGCCATCGACTCGTCCAAGACTAGTTCTTTCGGGAACTCAACTTGGCTGCGGGTATCTATTGCTGGGACTCGGATAAAATCTTCAACACCCATATTGTTGATCGCTACTTGGACGGCGGCGAGGCGGTCTGTCCGGTGATCAAGGTTTATTACGTATGTCTTCATGCGCGTCCGTTATGGGAACAACTTAGTACTGGACAGTGGCGGCGGCATAGCTTGCTCGCCTTCGAGTTTTGCACCGACTAAAGCTATTAAGCCCCGCGGTCTTCAGCATCAGTCTCTGCTTGCAACAATTGTTGCTGAACAAAATCATCGTACAGCCCAATAATCTGTGAGTACGCCCGAAGTTCTCCGGTGGATGCAAGGGTCATGCGGTCATCTTTAACAACTGCATCTGAACACAGATCAATCATCGTTGAATGCTGCATTTCGCGCAGTTCCTCAATGAAATTCTGGAAGTTATCGTTCCCGACCAAACCAAACATGGTATGACGCAGGTTAGCAAACTTCTCAGTAGAACTCTGATGGGGATTGCGACGTTTCTTCATTTGGAGGCTGTAGCTGCGGTGGGATTGGGCATGGTGGCACCTAGGCGACCAATAACAGCGTTCTGCTGTTGCTGCATCTGGAACTCATACTGTTTCTTACGGGTATCCAGACGCTGACGGAAGGGTTCATCTTGGGCGTACCGCTGTTGAATGTCAGGCTGCTGCAAATACTGCTCCATGATTTGCAGACCAAATTGCGGAGGTGTGCCAGGCTTGATGTTCTTGGGAATGCCAGCAAAGATCTGTGTGAGATCCTGCTGTTCGTCCTCCACTAGTTGCTGCTGGGCTTGTTGCACGGGGCGAATGATACGCTCGGCAATGTTAGGATCAATGGTGGAGATGAATGCGGTGCAGAGGGCGGAATAATCAATGATTCCATCGCGGTCTAGGGACTGCGCGGCCTGAATAATGGCAGTCCACTTCTCGCTCATGCGCTTGAAGTCAGTGGATTGCACGTCCCACGACAGGTAAAAATCAAACTCTTCGTTGATGTCGCCCTTGTTGAACAGTTGTAAGTTGGTGTCCTTAACGCCCATTACGCGGAACATGACTTCATCTTGTCCGTATTGCTTGTAGAGCTTCCAGACCTGACGGAACGTGCGGGACAGGCAACTGAGGAATTTATCCACCTCAAATTGATTGTAAATGGGGTCAATGGCAGGGTCGCCTTCGCGAGAGGCAAATCCATTGTACTCCTTGAACGAGGCTTCCAACAACGTCTCGGACGTGTTGGTGTTCATGTCAGGGATAGGACGATCTGCGTAATGGTATTCGTTGGGCCTGCGCTCCGAAATCATGGCTCCTGGCCCCCAGCGTCCTGGCGGGCGTCCTTGTGGGTAACAAATGGGCGGAAGGATGCCTAGAGAGGCCGCGTCAATGCGACTATCTTTGTGCGCTTTGATTTGGTCCTGCCAAGGCTTGCCTGGTTCTGGTACGCCGCGTGAATCGTGCAATTTGCGGCTAAGGTACTCGCGACGGTACAGAACAAATGGATACTCGCCGTGGGCGTAACCGAGCAGACCTGTTTTGGCGTAGCCGTCATGGTTCTGATCGGCAGGCAGCATCGGGTTAAAGATGGTGCAGTAAATTCCTGGCGTTCCATCTTCGTCTGACAAACGTTGGTAGGCGTAAACAACGCCAATGCGATCGGTAAACCGCTGTTGGGTGTAGACAAAAGAACGACTGATAGGCTGAAGGTACTCGCTGGGGCTGATCGTAATCAGTTGTCCGCGTACCTTCTGAATGGCAGCTTCTACCCAATTCTCGTCCCAGCCATCGGTCTGTACCAAGGCACGCAATTGCTCCGCGGTAAAATACTCTACGCGGTAAATCCCTGGCGTGTGCTCAAGGTCGGTAGAGAAAGACGGGATAAAAACGTGCTCATCCAGATTGAAAGCGCGGATGATGGGGTAGGACCGCTCGGGGCCGTCCATCGGCACGGTGGTTTCACCTGTGTCGCGCAACTCTTTCAACATTTTGCCAGCTTTACCCTTGGAACAGTCGTACTGCTTGACAAAGATTTCCTTTAAGTCGTCGGCTGCGCTCTTGTCTTCCAAGAGAGCCATAATGTCGATGGCGGGGAACTGCTCTTGCAGATCCTGCAAGCGGACGCTGACCATAACCTTCTCTTTGCGTTTTTCCCAAAACTGACCCATGACGGCAATACCCTTTTCGTCCATGAAGTTAGCGCACATCTCAATTTCGCGCTCAATTTCGGGGATCTGCGTCTGGATCATCCAACGCATAAAGTTGCTGACAAGCTGACTGCGGGAACCGTCCTCAGAACCTACGGGAACAGCGGTAAGGTTGGAGCGTTTGAACGCCATTCCCTTCATCGCAACTTTCTTGTTGATGATGTTATCAACGAGGAAGCAGCGCAAATCGCTGGCACCATCCCATGGGGTGGGGCTTACTTTGCTACCTTCGCGGGAATGCTTTTTGCCATCGGCAGACTGACCGTTCCAGATAGCGTAACGTGTCTCGTAGTTGAGGCGGCATTGATCGATGAATGGCTGGTTGTCGCGCACGCAATCTTCAAAGGCTTTCTTCAGCAGGTTGAAGTTTGGACCTTCGTTTTCAGACGGGGCCAATTGAAGGCCAGGGTCTGAAGTCATAGATTTGGCATTGCCGTCAATAGAACTCATAGGCTTATGTCACGACTATTGTAGATTTTTAATAAATCAAGCAATCAATAACTCCAAGTCCTATCGTCAATCTGTTTATTGGCGTGCGGATCGACGAAAGAGCATTGGGAAACCAGCAGATACCGCAGGCAGTCGATAGGATCTTTGCTGGCTTCGTCTTTGCCACCCTTGGCCGTATATTCTTGCAAGGAATAGATGAGATTCTGGCAGCGTTCGCTAATGTAAATCTTTGGTGCGTTAAGAGATGAGATGGGTTTGCTTTCGTCGTAGGAAAACAAGCCATTGATAAGCTGGATGCCGTTCTCAATTTCTACGCCAGGGGCGGGCAGAAAAATCATACCGGCATCGTCAAGCTCGCTGATGATGGTGGTGGCTCCATCGGCGGATTGTTTTTCGGCAGCACCTAGGCGAGGGTCGATAAACCGCTCAAAGATAGTTTCACCTTCCTCGCAATGTTTCATCAGTTCGACGTAATCGTTGATGCCTCGCTTGGAGCCTTTTTGGGCTGGGCCTGCTTTGCCCTCGGGTCCGGTGCCTGGCAATGCCCAGTCGTCGTAGTCAGGCCACTCGCGGTAAACCCACCACGTCCCTGCGGCATCAATCGCTGCCCAAATCATAAACCAATTCTTGGAGCCAGCGGGATCCAGCACCATGTAACGGGTGACATTGTAATCCACGTTGTTAGTCCACGGCAGTTTTTCGTGGGGGATGACGTTGACCTCTTTGTTGAATCCAGGAAACACGCTGGTCATGCTCTTGGTCGGCACGCCATAGGCGCGGGCAAACACTTCATCCTTAGAGCGACCTAGCAGTTTGTTCCTAAAATCTGAGGTATCGATGAAACTATTATCCTCTGTCCAAAAATAATAGATGATCGTACCAGGGCGCGACAACGATTCTTGAACGACGGGAAGCTCGCGGCCTACCAGCGGAGCAAAGCGTTTTTCTAGCGTGCGAGTCTTGCCAAGAATGTCCTGCACCAAAGGTGTCCAGCCCGTGAGGGTGGTGAACGTCAGCAGAATCCGCCCGTGGTAGTCAGTAGTGCGGTACTGCAAGGTCTCAAACATCTTCTGCGGGCATTCCTCATCGCACCAGATCAGATGAGCTTTGAAACCTTCAGCTACTTGGGCGTCAGCTTGGTAGCTCCGGTAGTTGCTGAACTTGATGCTCCCCCCGCGCCGAAATCCATTTACGGGGGGAAGGATGCAAATGTTGTCGGTAAAGCCGTTCTTCTGCGAGTACTGGACGCTATGGTTGAGTCCTTTCTTGGTGGGCAAGTTGCGGATGCCATCGGGCAGGGCGTCCCAGATCATGCGTTGCTGATCCTCAATAGACCTGTCCTCGTTGACGTGGTAGGCCCGAACCTCTGCACCAGGGATTGTCCCTGCCGCCCAGACGCATAACCTACTGGCTATCATTGATTTTGAACTACGGTTGCCACCTAGGATGACGTGGTTGGTGTATTTGTCCCAGTTCTTCATCATGGTCTGCCATGACGGAAGGATCCAACCTGCACCTACCGGATTCATCAAAGCGTCGTGATTGCGTTGCTCACGAAACGTCAAGTACTCGGCCAGTTTCTCTTTAGGCCAACTCATCAAAACCGAATCGTCTGGATTAGAAACCCACGGGATTCCAAAGTCAGGTTTAAAGTCATCGCAGTAATGAACATCGCCAAGTGCCATAAGATTACTTCTTTTTCTTTTTTGCTTTTGCCAAGATTCCGTAAGCTAAGTGAATTAACTCCAATTGGTACCAAGTGATAATGCCTTGGCCATCAATGTTGATACCTTTGACTTCTGCACTGATTGACAGGCGGGCGTATTCCCTTGCGCCTTCAATGTCCGGTTCGACTAACCATTCGTTAATTTTTGTACGAGTAATCATTGGGCAGGGTGATAGGCGTTTCCTGCAATAGCCAATGATTCTTTTTATCAACACATCAGGTATTAGAAACGCTAATAACGACAGATGCTGTGAATTTTTAGCTTCAAAGCCTGAGTAATCATTGCAGGTTTATTGCATGGCTACTAAACGAATCCTCATTGGAACTCCGCTCAAGGGCGACATTCCTAAATCCTATTTTCGGACCAGCCTAGTTATGGCTTCCGCCAAGATTCCTGATGTCAAACTAGACTGGATCTTGCTGGATGGTCCTGCGGTGCAGATTGCTCGCAACGAAATTGCAGCCTACGCCATCGAGAACAACTTTGATGAAGTCATCTTCTGGGATAAGGATGTCTTGGCGCAACGCAACGGGGTTGATGTCACGGACAGTGCGTTGATGCGGCTAATCGGGCATGACAAAGATATTGTCACGTCGGTCTACGCCTCGCGGTCCTTGGATACGCATTGGCACGTTACGCCGTTGCCTGATGAGGTGGCCAATGAGGAAGGATTGCAGAAAATAGCACGCGCAAGCATTGGCTTTTCTAAAATCAAGGTAGCCGTGTTCAAAGCTATTGCCTACGACAATCCAGATCGAGTGGCCATGCTGTTTGATCCTAATCGTGCGCCACGCTCCATTCCTGAGTTGTTTCCAATGGAACTGACTGGGCGCAACACCCCAGCCTACCGGCTTAAGGAGATCAGGAACGCTCTGACTGATTGCAAGATTGATGATAAGTTGCGGATGCGGATTGAGCGTGAATTGTCCGTGCGTTACGACGAACCCAATGCCTACCTGTCAGAGGACTATGGGTTCTGCAAGCTAGCGCGGGAGTCTGGCTACGACATCTGGATGGATACCCTGATGGTGCTGGGCCACGAATCCAGAGTGACGCTGCCCATCGAAACACCCAAGCTCATGGAAATGCTGTCAGAGCCTTGGCGCAAAGAGGAATTGGCCGTAATCAAAACTCAATTGATGAAACAGAACCAAGAGGCCAAGGAAAAGAATAACAACAACCGCAACTGACCATGAATGCTGACTACAAAGTAATTACTCCTGAGCAACGGTGGCACGCTGGCCGTCAAGCAGAGGCGTTCTTTGGCCTGCTGGATACCTACAACAAACTTGCAGAAGACCATCTGAAGCTACAAGAAGAAGTAAAGAAGCTCCGCAAAGCCATCAAGACAGGCAAGCCCGCCTAGTCTTTAACAGCCCCTGTCTTCTTGCTGATCTTAGCATCGATGTCATTGCAGTTACCAATGTCCACGGGGGCTGACTGAATCGTAGGCACGCCCGTCTTGCCACTCAAGCGGGCGACAATCTCCTCCTTGCTCAGAGAGCCGTAGTTGTTCACTTGGATGTTAACGTTGGCCCCCTGCGTAGCGTTCAGCCCTGCAATGCGTTGCCGTTTGTCAATGGCTACCGCCAGGTTAAACCCCAGGGTCTGCAAGGGTGTGTCGTCTACTGTCTCCAGCATCCGGTCCACAATCTTATCCGCCAAGGTATCCAGCTTGCCAATGAGTCTTTGATTAAATTCTTCCACGGTAATTCCTACAATACGTTGCAGAACCCTGCGATCATCAACCGTCACATCACCCAGAGAGGGATGCTTCTTCAAGCCCAATCCTCTCCCGTCCA